CCATATCATTCGGTTTATTGTCGCGATGATCCAGCAGAGGCAACCACGCCATTGACATCTCACGCCCACGAAATGCTACAGATGCTGCACCACCATGCCAGTATGGAGTCTTACGCATACCTTCATGATCTTCGCGCACCTCGCACATCGGATCAGTCACCCAATGAAGCTGAGATGTCTTAGCGCCGGGCACATCACCGCCGCTATTGACAATAAGAGTTGGACGTTCATCTTCACCTAATCGACCAATACCAACGAAGGCCTGAAGGAGCTGAACTCCCATTCGCCCTCGGATGTGCACTCTCATTATTCTCCGCTCCCCATCAGGTTATTATATGTGGTTTGATATACATTTCTCTCGCCGATGGGTACAGCATTCATACCATCGGGATACACGAATACAAAGTCAACATGTGGATTTGTCTTGGCTACCCAAGCCATGTATCTTACGCGACCATAGTTGTCAGCCACATTTGCGCGAGTCTCTGGGCCATAGTGTGCTGTGCCATCATAGATGTTACTTACCGACTGTACACCATCTTGCAGGAATGAATCAAAGCCAATGCACAGCAGAGTCTTTGCGCCATTGCGAATGGCTGCAAGCATAGCAACCACACCAGCATTGCCGCGCGGGCGATGACCAGATGGATGTAGCTCCTCTGGTTCCCAACGCTCATTCGGTGGCGGCACAATAACTCTGGCTGACGGAAAGCTACTCGACTCAATCTCCGTGATGATACCATCATCAATGGCCACAAGATAGTCGGGAACAATATAATTGAATGTCTCATACTCTCGATATAGAGCATTGCATCCATAGATCATCGGTCGCTCGGAGCCCATGGTGCGAACCATAGAACCAAGATCCATCACCTTGCGTGACGTACCATTACCGACAATGATTGCAGTATCGGCGTAGTTCACTTCCAGTGACCCGTCAGCTTGGGATAAGCCTCCTTGATAGCACCAACCATCACCTTAATCTCCTTGCGACGCATACGCATGATTAGCTTTGCATCGGCAGGATCGACAGTCTCCAGAAGCTGAATGAATAGCTGCTCACGCTTCATGCGATTGGTGGCAAGACCTTCAGGTGTATTGGTGAAGTATACCAGACGCTTGATGTCGTGATGCAACCGACCTTCCTGATCGATTGTATCCGTAGCAGGCTTATATGGCGGCTCAGTATCAGGCACAAGCCATTGTAGATGCGGATCATGCGTGAATTCAAATACCATACGCAGAGCCTCGCTATCATTATCAAGGATTGCCTTGACCTGCCCGGCCTTGGTCTTTTGCTTTTCAATCTCGCTCACAATTTGCGCGAGGCTCTTAGTCGGCATCACATTCTCCTTCTCAGAAATCACTAATACTATCAGTAAGTTGACGCAGACGCTTTGCCATGAAATATGGCATCATAGCTGTGCGAGGTGCAGGCACAGTGGTCTCATATGTATTGATCACACCCTTCTGAATATCCTCAGGCACCATATCAAGGTCAACAAGCATCTGATTGCGACGATAACCACGCATCATGTTATCATCACAGAACTGCTCAGGATCAAGCTTGCACCACTCATCGAGGTTCTTGCGAGCCAGAGGACGCTGGCGACGACCAGCAACCAGAGCATCATCTTCTGTCAGGAAGTTGGGCACTCCATCACTGCGGTCACCAACCATGATATGCTCGCGGCGGAATCGTTCAGGATTGTCAATGGGCATCATTTTCTTCTGCACAGGAGCATACTGGTGCACATTCGCATACTTCTGAAGCTGTGCAAAGTCTTTGTCGCCAGAGAGAATCAAAACTTTCTCATTGGCTTCGCTATTGATAAAGCGACCATAATAGTGGCATAGCGCAGCAATCACGTCATCAGCCTCAGCACGATTGACCTGAATGACCTTGTATGGCATATGCTCGCGCAGTTCTTCTTTGATCTTGGCCATAGCTTCAAATAGCGCAGGCCAATCAAGATCAGATGCATCACGATCCTTCTTGCGATTGGCCTTGTAGTGTGGATACACTTCGCGGCGCCAATACCGCTTGTCATCACAGCAGATAACCAGATCACCAAACTGCTGTGAAAACTTCTGTCGATAGCCACGCAGGCTATTGAGAACCATATGGCGCACGAGGTTCTCGTCTACCACTTGCTTGTTATGTACCAGGTGCACCATCAAGTTACTGATCATCACCTGGTTGAGGTCAACCAGAATCATGTTTATCAATCCTTCTCCATATCCTATGTATAGTACCATAAGTTACGGAGAATGTACATGGCTACTTGCCTGCACGTAGGATAATCATTTGGCTATTCACTGTGCCATTGACACTCATTGACTTTGTCTTGATAGCTTCAAATGTCTTAGCCACAGACTTGATGCCACCAGATGTCAAGCGTTTTAGCACATCGCTTGTTGGCTTAATCTTCTTGCGAAATGATTGAGCTGGATCATAACCCTCAATCATACTGCGCCGAACAGATAGCTTGGAGCCAAGTGGTGCGACATACCGAAAGACATATCGACGCTCGGTATGATATAGCACAATCTCTGTCGCACCAATGATATCCTTTGGATTGATACTCACCAAACCAAGCTCATCAAATTTGTCAAGGTAACGTAACTTGGCCACAAGCTTCTCAGGAGACTTGGGTCGAACCTTTCGTGCCGTAGGCTGCTTGATATTAGCCGAGCAATACAGATTGATAGCTTGAAGCACACCAGCATATCGCGCAAGTAGATCACGTAGCTGCTTCTTGGAATAGCTTTGATATGCTTCTACACATTGCTCATCAGTGCGATCCAGCGCATGTGTAACCTCTTCAACCAGTCGTGCCATGCGATCTGTATCATTTTTGAGGTCAGATGGCTTTGGTCGATGCAGCTGTAGAATACCATTTGCATCAACAGATACACCAGAATCAAGTGCGCTTTCAATCATAGCCATGGCATCACCAGCAGAATCCTTTGGTGCTACTGGTGCAGTAGTCTTTACCTTCAGACGACGAGCCGCTTCTTGCGATGCAGTCAGACGTAAGTGACCATGCTCTACCAACAAAGGAATCTCAAGGTCTAGACGCTCTTGCTGTCGATTATTTGGCTTTAGCCCACGATGTACCATGCGAGCAAGTGCTGGTAGGTTTGATGCTTCAAATCTCCAGTCCTCCACATAGTCAATGTAGTCTATAGCACTTTCAGGAAAACCAATATGGCGCATATAATCTTGCAGAATAAGCCGTGCAACCTTGGGCTCCAGGGCTGCGCGATACCAATTATATGCATGAATAATCATAGACGAATCCGGTTGAATATCAGACCAGACAGGCTCATTTCCGAGATACTTGACCTCGGAGAGCGGCACCTTTAGCTTTCTCATGCTTGTTCCATGTTTGAGAGGAAAGATTCCCACTGGCGCGCACGAAGCTGCCATGAATAGAAGTTGTCAGCATACAGCTTCTGGAACTTTAGCTTGCTCTGGTTACCTTCGTGCCAGTAACCATTCATGACTTCGGCCAGCACAGATGCATGACGATTGGCGTGCGAGTTCACATCTTCCGTAAACGGATACATCGCAGCAAACCCAGCAGTCGTCTCAGGCAATGCAGCATGGTTCGGGCAGACAATTGTGCAACCCGCGCTCATGGCCTCGATGACGCTAATCGCGCTTGTCTCTGGCCAGATGTTTGGATATGCATAGATGTGCGCCTTCTGTAGCGCCTCACGAATAACTTCATTCGGCTGATATCCATGATACGTCATGCGCGGATGCTGAATGATACGATCAAAGATCGGCTTATACGGCTCATCGCGCTGATTCCAACCATAGATGCTGAATGAGCTGTAGACATCCAGATGGAAGTTAAAGCCAGCCTCAGCCAGATGCTCACAGACAGGCACCAGCAGTTCAAGACCACGATGCGGCGTCGTATGATAGATCAGGCGAATGGGCCCATCCTTAGGCTTCTGGTGCTGCGGAATGGGATCAATTGCATTCTGTAGCACCACACCTTCGAAGTGAGGTACACCAAGACCAACGTTATATGTCACCTGCTGGTAGTTGGATACAAACACAAGCTTGGAGAAACGCTTGCGCGACTTCTCATCGGCCAGATGCTCGGACTCAGGATCGTCCCACGTATCATGCAACCACAGAAGGTTCTTCTTGGTTGGATGCAACTCACGAACTCGTGAACAGATAAGATTGAACTCACCAAGCAGTTCAGGCGCGACATAGCGCCGCAGCCCATCCATCATCATCTCAGTACCGCCACGCGCACCAATATGTGCAAAGGTACCATCAACGCCTGGACCAAGGCTCTTAGCAGAATCCTTCAAGCCAGTTACATTCAAAATAGTCATGGATACGTAATACCCTCCTCGATTTCGATAACCTTATCTAGTCGGAAGCTGCGCCACCCATTAGCATTCAAATCCCAAACAGCCAAACTATCCTTGGGTTCTGGTCGCGCAGATTGAAATACAGACGAAGGTAAATACTTATCTTGTAGAGTGCAGGTCATAATGCGTCGATCACCATTTACTTTATTGAAGGTGACGCGCACAATACCAGCTTGCAGCCGCGCGCGTAGATATTCTTTGGTATAGAAGTTTTCACTCATCATATCACCAGCAGTGGTGAACTTAATATCACCCATTTCACTTGTTGTCATTTTTTGCTCCATTAACAACTTCTCTCAGAACATTATCACTATTAATATAACCTTTATCATCAAGATATTCAAGGGTTTTGTTAACAGCATCGACGGAAATATCCGACAAAGCCTCAGAATATAAGGTCAGGATGGCCCAACCGACTACAGAACCTACAATCACTTGAGTAATAAAACCAAAATCTGGTATTACCATCCTGAGAATAGAGACTGCACCAATACATGACAGACCCCAGAGACAATACATGCGTAGATCAAAATGCAAGAACATCACATTCTCCGTGAACGAGAGCCAAGGGTAGCAGGGTCATCGCTAGGCAATGCAACCTGCAGGCCGCCTTTGTTATATAATGGTTGAACACGTGAGGCCTTTTCACGCATGGCCTGTACCACACTTTCAGATTCAGCAGCACCTTCTTGCCAGCGCCAATCATTTAGAATATCGCGCTTTGCAAATGTGCCACCTGGAATAACATCAGACGTAGGAAGAGAGTGGTCGGGGCGAGAGGATTCGAACCTCCGATCTCCTGCACCCAAAGCAGGCGCCTTACCTGGCTTGGCCACACCCCGAAAGCCAACCTTAGCCAATAGCTTCTTGGTCTCTGCCTCAGCAGCAAGCACAGCCTTGGTCTTAGACTTAGACTTGCGCTTGGTGGTGCGATTGGTTGTGAAGTAACTGGGTAGGAGGGCCATATATGTATACCTCAATTTGACAAGTGCCATTGTATACCATTTACCACAAAATGTCAATGGCTAAATATGTTAAATTATGGTAAGGTTAATGCCATAGTTTGGTACCTGTGATAGGATTCGAACCTACAACACCTAGAACCTAAATCTAGTGCCTCTTCCAGTTGGGCTACACAGGCATATGGAGAATAGCGGAATCGAACCGCTGACTTCGCGATGCAAACGCGACGTGTTACCGCTAGCACTAATTCCCCAAAACTTGGCGGAAGGGGTGAGATTCGAACTCACGGTAGATTCTCACCCACGGCGGTTTTCAAGACCGCTGCCTTAAACCACTCGGCCACCCTTCCAATGCAACTATATGTATCATACTAATATAAATATGTCAAAGGCTATTTTATTGAGGAGCCAATTATGAATAACGTCGTCATCAAGAAGTCTATTTTCAAGAGCCAGCATTGTCAGCGCAACTGGGACCTAGAAAAGTCCATATCAGAAGATGATCTGGACACTCTTATGATCGCAGCCACACAATGCCCAAGTAAGCAAAATATTGCCTTCTATAAGCTACACTTTATTACCAATCGCGACCTGATTGAGCGTATTCATGCACATACGAAGGGTTTCGTTGTCAAGCACGGTGAGACTCGCGACAAGTCAGAATATACCACAAATGCTCAGGTTCTAGCTAACCTGCTAATCGTATTTGAGGAGCATTTAGATTTATCCAAAGCAACCGATGCCGCCAGAAATGAACAGGTAATTGATTTGGCCTCAGGTAATGCAAAACCGTCGGACATGAAGCTAATTGAAAAGGATCGCATGATGGCGATTGGTGTAGCTGCCGGCTATCTCAATCTGACAGCATCAATGATGGGTTATGCGACTGGCTGCTGCACATGTTTTGTGGCCGATGAAGTGCAGAAGGAAATGGGAATTAAAAGTCGCCCACTTCTGCTAATGGGAATTGGATTTCCGAATGCGACAAGAAATCGGCGCATTCACCAAGTTGAGGACTTTATGTTCCCAACTAAGCCAAAGCAACCGATTCCTGTAGAGTGGATAAACTAAAAAGCGGCGTGCGGGAATCGAACCCGCATCCTCAGCTTGGAAGGCTGTGATAATAGCCTTTATACGAACGCCGCATGGTGCTGGGTGAGGGATTCGAACCCCCAACCTACGGTTTACAAAACCGTTGCACTACCGTTGTGCTAACCCAGCTTAACCTTAGTAGAAATAACTATTTCAAATCGAATACCATCTAGGTATCTTGGATCATCGAACCCGATAAGATAAAACTTTTCTGGCCCGTAGATCCAATAAATTTTACCAGTTTCTCGTCTATCATCAATCTCCACCGTAACCTTTTCACCAAATCTAGGATGAGGTTTGGGTGGCCTGAAGAATATCATATCAGTACTTAGATCCAGATTTCTTTTGTGCTAATGACATGATATAAGAACCTTCAAAAATTGACTCCGGGTGCTGGACTCGAACCAGCGACCCAGGGATTAACAGTCCCTTGCTCTACCGACTGAGCTAACCCGGA